CACACGCTGAAGAGGGATTCACCCCAGCGGGTACCTCATATCCTCAGAACATGGTGAACACTGCCAACTCCAACATGGGAGGACTTGGCAAGGTCGTAACTGTCTCTACAAGCGACCCACAGATCGCACCTTTCGTTAAGTTCGATGGTCCTCAATCCGACCTCGACAAACTATCCACCGTAATGGAATCCCTATTGAAGGGTGTTGCATACGATTGGTCAGTCAGTCTTCGCACAGAAGGCACCGGCAAAGCCAGTTCCGGCTTCCAAATCATCGTTGAAGAGATGGATAACCTTCAGCTTCGGGACAAACGTGCCCACTCAATGTCAGCTGGTATGCGTCGTTTCTACGATGTCTGCCAACGTCTTTACCCAACACTAACGCAGGGAATGCTTCGGGTTAAGTTCGCACCACCATCATTGCCAGTTAATACAGTCGAACAAGAGAACCTATGGCAAGACAAGATCGCGGCCGGCCGAGCATCAATTCTCGACTACATGCGCGAAGTGGAAGGTCTGGATGATGACGCTGCGTGGGAAAAGATTGAGGAAATCCAAATGGTCAATGCAAAGCTTGGATATGCGGTGTCAATGACTGCGAAGGAACAAGCAACTGCACCCGCACCAACTGCGGCGGGTCCATCGACAGCTGGAAGCAATCCTACGGGCAACCCGTAATTCCAGAACCTTTTCTGTCTTCCCCATAAATACCTCCAACAAAGCAACGTGGGATGTAGTTCTCACACTTTTCTTAAAGCACTAACGATGGAGGTCGTATGACAGATGTAGTCACAAAAACAGAAGCAAGTACCGATGGAGATTCGGTAGAGACAGTCGAGAGTTTGAAAGCAAAGCTCGCTGATATGGAAACAACCGTAGGTTCGCTTACAGCAGAAGCCACAAAGAACAAAGTTCTTCGTAGAAAAGCTGAACAAGAGCGAGACGAGGTTAAGAAGTCCAAACCAGTGAACGACAAGTCTGATGAAGATTATAAAAAGTTGTGGGAACAATCCAACGACAAGTTAACCAAAACGCTCGAAAGAGCGAAGAAGGCCGACATCAACACAGCTCTAACCGAGCAGTTTGGTAAGACCAAGGTAGCTTCCGACAGATACGCCGCAGCTTTAAAGCTCGTCGATGCTCAATTAGTTGAGTGGGATGAGGACACTGGAGTTGATAAGAGCTCTGTTGTTGCAGCAGTCGCCAAATTGAAGGGTGAACACAAGTTCCTATTCGAAGGCACCGTTGAAGCAACTGACGTTAAGAACGCCGGTGACGCAGGAAGTAAAAACACGATCACTAGATCGATCTTCGACAGCCTAAGTCCAGCGGACCGGGTCGCCAAAGTGAAGTCGAAGGTCAAAATTATCGATTAAACGCCACTAAAAAAATAAGTAAGGCGTCAAGGAAGACAAATGTCAGCATCAGCAGGTCAAAACACACTCACTGGTTTAATTCCAGTAATTTATGAAGCAATGGATGTGATCCCACGTGAATTGGTTGGCGCAATCCAAGCAGTTCAGCTAGATCCATCCGCAGAAATGGCTGGTCTAAATCAGACTATCCGCTCACCAATCGTTCCAGTCGCAACAGCTGTTGACGTTGTACCAGGTGTCACAAACACAAATGGTTCAGGTCAGACAATCAGCTTCGCAGATTTGCTCATCAGCAAGGTAAAGAACTCACCAATCCTTTGGTCTGGTGAAGAGCAGTTGCTTTTGAAAGCAGAATACGCAGGTATCGTAAAGCGCCAGTTCCAACAGTCTTTCCGTACACTTGGCAATCTTATCGAGGCAGATGTTGTTAATGCAGCCGCTCTTGGTTCATGCCGAACGGTAGGTACAGCAGGAACAACTCCATTCGGAACAGCAGGCGTCCTTAGTGACTTCGCTAACTCTGTAAAGATGTTGGACGACAACGGTGCACCAGCACTTGACCGGTCAATCATCCTTGGCACAGCAGCAGCTGCAAACATCCGTGGCGTACAGTCAACGTTGTTCAAGGTCAATGAAGCAGGTTCAGCAGAACTTCTTCGTACAGGTGCATTGGGCACAGTTGAAGGTTTGGATGTCCGCACTTCAGGTCAAATCAAGAATGGTCAAGGCCAAAACGGTATTGCAGTTGGTACAGGCGCAGCCTACGTACTTAACGGCGTGCATGCAGCCGGCGCAACTTCAGTAACAGTAAAGACTGGCACGGGCACAGTACTTGTTGGTGACGTCGTAAAGATCACTTCTGGTGGCGTAGCAACCTCATACGTTGCAACATCATCAATTGCAGCACCTGGCACATTCACTATCGCATCACCAGGACTTGTCCAGGCTGGCGCAGATAGCGATACAGTAACTGTTGTAGCAGCAAGCCAAAAGAATGTCTTCTTACAGAAGGCAGGTTTCTTACTTGCAACTCGCTTGCCAGCAATGCCACAAGGTGGTGATGCAGCTTCTGACATGATTGTTGTAACTGATCCAGTTACCGGCTTGTCATTCCAGATCGCGATGTACAAGCAGTACCGTCAAATCACAATCGATATCGCAATTGCTTGGGGAACAAAGGTTCTTCGTAGCGATTACGTTGGATTGCTATTGGGCTAATTCGTTTCGATACGAAAAGATTAAAGACCGGCCTCGTGCCGGTCTTTTCTTATGCCGACATAAATACCCACACAACAACAATCAGGGGCCGACATGGCATTAGCACTTACACTTGAAGATGGAACCGGCGTCACAGGCGCAAACACATACGTAACGCAAACAAACGCCGTGACATACGCGACCAATTGGGGATTCACATCATTCACAGGAGCTGCTTCTCAGACACAGATTAACGCGCTGTACTACGGAGCATATGCCCTAGATAAGCTTTACGGTCGCAAGTACATTTCAGTGCTCCCACCAGTTTCGAATCAAGGCCTGTTGTGGCCTCGTTACACAATTATGGGTAACGACTTCCGAATGTATAGCCAAGGCCAAATCCCACAGTGTCTTCAAGACGCACAGTGCGAACTTGCAAATATGTACATCCAAGGGATCTCACTATTTCCCAATGAATCAAACAACCGACTATTCAAAGATGGCAGCGTGCAAGTCGGTTCGATTAAGCAAAATCAAATCTACTGGAAGATTCCAACCGACGTAGAACACTACGATGGCTTCCGTAAGGTCGAACTAATCCTAGAACCAATCCTTGAGCAAGAGAATAACAACGGTGCTCGCATGGGGTTGTAATGATCAACTACTCCAAGCTTCAAACAAATACCAAGACGGCACTATTGAACGCTGGAGCAGTTCCACTGGTCGTCCGGCTATCTGAAACGAACACCGCTATCTCAACTGTCGGTGTTTTCGTCAATGGGCTGGCTAAGAATATTGACAATCGCCAGAACCCAACGTGGGTATCAGGTGAGACGGCGCAGATGGTTCTCGTCCCTGGCATTGATTTCTATAACCCGGGAACGAACGCAACTACAACACCACAAGTGGGTGGAACAGTTGAATGGACTCAAAATATGGTCAGCTACAAGAAGGTAATTACTGAAGTGGCAATGGAGCAGCCAATCCCTAACACACCAATTCTCTTCACTTTGAAGATCGCATAATGCAGAACTTTACACAGATACAACAAGCGTTCGACACCAAGCTCCTAACTGTGCCGGGTATTACTGCGTCAAACGTCACCATCTATACAGAAAACGAAGTCCTAAACTTCCTAAAGCAACCTGACATCTCCGGACTGATCGGTATTAGAACAACTCTCGTCCCAACAAAGACAATCGTCGAGACGATGGGTGTTGGAAGCTATGTCAGTGTCAATGGCTTCTATGCTGTGGATGTATTCGGCCCAGTGAACAAAGGCTATGCCACCGTCTCAACAATGGCCGATGCAATTCTTGCGACGTTTGCACACGGGCAGCAACTTAACTTGGTAGATGGAGATGTGATTACGCTTGGGTTGGCTTCGCCAGGTACAAGCAACCAAGGAGCGTGGTCAATGAACAAACTGTACTGCCGCCAGGTAATTGTTGAGTTCTTCGGATATGTACAACCATGAGCAGCGCAGTAACAGGGTTAGATGGCCTTCTTGAATCAATTAAGA